TGCTTCATTTGCATATCGTGCGAGCTCATCAGCGACAGGATCATTCTCAATACCTGGCATGAAGCGCCAACTAGCACTTAATAGAGTTTGTCTCAACATATGCCAAGAGCGTCTTACAATCGGATCCGTTCTAAGCATCTCTTCAGCTTCATCAACCCAACTTAAACCAGTGAGAGAAGCGTTCTTCTCTTTGCCTGTGATGACTCCGCCACTTATCTGAGTTCCTGTGATACCTTTGGTGGTGAATCGTGGCGATAGTGCTCTCAAGTGTTTAGGAGAACGCTCATATTTGCGGTCTTGATTCATTAAGTGCTCCCTTAATGGTATAGGTGCTCTATAACAATATAAGCACTAAGAAGCAATTTTATCAATAAAAGCTTGTTCAGTATAATTTAACGGTATAGATTACAGCGGTCATGCTTGCTCTTTAAACTGTTCTACCGATCTCTTGACTTAGCCTGATTCTATTCTGTAAAACATGAGCAAGCGTGACAGTTTAATCATATGCCACCTTGGTTTTATACTCCAAGTGTTTCAAAAATGGTTACCCCCTCGGTGGCTTGAAGAGCCTAGTCCTATAATTATAAACTGTCAACATTGCATTCAGTAGCTTGATAGTCTATTCTCTCAGCGTAAAAAGTTAAGATTTGCTGAACCTTGGTGAAGTTGAAATATACTTCACTAAGGTGCACACTATTTAACTGATGGAGATAAGAGTCACGCCATTCTTAATAAGATAGGTTAGGCCTTCTTGATGGTCGCCTTTGACCAATGTTGGACAGTACACCTTAACAATGCCAGCGTGATGGATGGCCTTTGCGCACATTAAGCAAGGATCACAATTAGTCATGATCCACTTATCAAGTGTTGAATTGCCTGTCCTGGTGGCATTGAGTATAGCGTTAAGCTCTGCATGATGGCAGCCAAGATCATTTTGAGATCCGCTTATAATGTGTTTAGATTCTCGCTCGCATACATCGCCACCACATAGCCTATCCTTTGAGCCTCTTGGAGTCCCATTGTATCCCTCACTTATAATGACGTTAGTTGATGGATCAATGATCAGCGCTCCAACTTTACGCCTTGGACAAGGGGATAGGCTAGCGATTAAGTCACATTGAGCAAGTCTAACCTTGATATGTTTATTCTTGATCATTCAGCTGTTTAAGTATGTCAAACGTGGTTGGATATAGTTTCATCATTATATCTTGGATAGCCAAAGCAACTAGGCGAGTCTCTTCTTGGGCGTGGTCAGTGGTGCGAAGTCGAAAGAACTTGAGCCAATTATGGAGATTGCCAGTCATCCAAAAGGTAGTATACATCGCTTGAGGCAAGATGGCTCTTGCTTGTTCTCTTGCCACACCTGCATCAAGTAACCGATTATATAAAGCGAGCGAAGCATTAATGTGTTCAGCCATTCTCTTAAGTGGAACGTCATGATTTTCAAGTTCACCATCGCTACATTGAAGATTCTTCTTTGATTGTGCTCTCAGTGTTGAAGGGATAAACGCTTGAAGTTCTTCGCTAGTATATCGCCTTGATACTTCATTATAAGAGAATGTTCTATGCCTCATGATTTGCGACCTAACAAACAAAGGGACGTGAAGACGAAAGGTGATCACGCTATGCTCGAAAGGACTAGTATGGCCTTCTTTTAGTAAGAACTTAAGTAAGCGCTTATCTCTGTCAGTTGGTTCAGTGTGGTCTAAGGTGTCGAGAAGAAAACTAACCCGAGCACTTTCAACCGCTCTTAGGTCATTGCCCATATTATCGACTAATAGAACATGACCAATATTGTCTTCATATACATTTATTCTCATTAAAAGTTCCTTGCTTTTGATCCGCCAACTTTCATTCGCTGTCAATAGGTATTGTTGAATCGTGAATCTTATCTCCTAAGTCTTTGAGTTTGCCAAAACTGATCAGAAGCAGAATCTCCATCAGGGGGTGTGCAATCAGGTTGTGGACAGTCCAATTTTTATACAGTTTTCTCATTAAAAGCTCCTTGCCTTTGATCCGCCAACTTTGACTTTTCTATTACCGCCACCTTGGCGGCGTGGTGTGTACTTCTTATCTACTGCGCTATCATTCCAGTTAAAGGTTATGCAGTCATAACGTAAAGCGTCAAGCGGGTCTTCTCTACCATCTTTCTTAGGCTGCTCTTTGTTATCCCATCCATAAGAGAGAAGTGCTTTTCTCAAGCTATTGCCCGCTGATCTTTCGCCCTTATCCCAAAGCGTCTTGGTGAGTAGATAGCGCTTCTCATTAAACGCTCGCTTCAATCTTTGAATACCATTGAGCACGTCAACTTTGACAGGATCAAGAGCATATCTCAAAGGAAGGCCAAGGCCCTTTGGTGGATCTTGTCTCATCACCTTGAAAGTTGAATGGCCTGTCTGATCATTGCGAGCCTTGCCCGCCTTGTCAGCCACTCCAACATCTATCCATATTCTAGGCCCTGGTGCTTTGTCTCGCTGTGATCTTGGCCAAGCTATGGCAAGTATCAAGGTGGTGAGTTGGTCGGTGGTGACTTCTCTTGGATTGATCTCATGACAAATGATGGACGCTTCAAGTTGCTCATCATAGCAAATGATCAATACGCTTGGTTTTCTGAATCCCCAGTCAATGGCAATCCGACCGGTCATACTCTCTCTATAACTCCAACCATCGATGACATGACTTGCTTCTGTAAACTCAGAGTAGATCAATCCACTTGGTGGTTTTGGCTTGTTCATGATCATGGCTTCACGCTCGTCAGGTGGAAGCATTTTGGTGGCCTCGAACCATTCATCAGCGAGATTGTCTTGATTGACATAACTTGAGAAGAACAGTGGAGCTATCCCTTGCTTCTCTGACATATTGACCCACCAAGCATCAACCACTGGCAGACCAACAAGGATCAATATTGGACTTGGCCCTGCTCTTAATCGACCAAGAGCTTTGTGAGCTACCTCTTGATTCAGCGTTTGACATTCATCAATCAAGCAGACTCCACTTGTCACATTCAATCCCTCAAGTGGATTGTGAGTTGCTTCTCTTGTGCCAGGTCGATAATACGACCGACACCAAACGCTTGAGCCGTTGTTTGTATCAGTCCATTTCTTAAGCGTGTGGTTGTAAGTCCATCCAAGGGGATTCAACCACTTCTCCATCTCTGGCATTAAGACCGAGTTATATCTTGGAGTAGTATCGGTGACCAATAGTGATGACGTGCCAGGTCTAGTCTTGGATAGAAACAGGATGGAGAATACAAGCGCCGAAGTCTTACCACTACCCCATCCACACCTAGCCGCTATTATTGTATCTCGTCTTGATATAGCGCTGATGATGTTTAGTTGAAGTTCATTTAGCTTGATGTCGGTCATGATCTATCTTATGTTGATTAAAGTTATCAGCGGGTGTCATGTCAGGCCTCCTTTGTTAACTAGGAACCTCATCGCTTTCTCCTGTTAGTGATGGGGTTGTTTTATTTTTGGTATGTAGCGCTTCAATCTGTTTCATCATTGATAGTACTTCAGCTGATCCATCTGACTGCTTAGTAACGTTGAGATCAACTTGCTTTAGATCGCCATACTCTAAAGGGAATCTCTTGGATAAACGCCAAGCCCATCCCCGCCAATCCATCTTGTCATCTACACAACGGTCAAGCTTTGAAAGCATAACCGCTTCACTAAAGCGAACAGCGGCCGCCACCTCTTCAGCCCACTCTTGATCATCTGATATCCAACGGTAGTAAGTTGTCTCTGAGACTCCTGATTGTGTATAAGCTGCCTTGACTGTCATGCCAGTACGCAAGTTCTCCAAGAGACTATCTCTAACCGCTCGGTCTTTTGGCTTCCTGCTTGGCTTCCTGCCTGGCTTCTTACTCGGCTTCTTTCCAGCCATAATGTTCTCCAATCACTGAATGAATTGTCTGATAAAGCGCTTCACTTTCCTTTTGAAGTGGTGAGTTATCACGCTCAACTAGTCGCTTCTTAATCTCACAAAGTGACTTCAAAACAAGCTCCTCACGCGCGCGTATTTC